TTACCACCATCAGAAACAACTTTTACTGTATAAGTCTTGCCATCTGTATCGCCAGCGTTCCAGTTCCATGCAACATATGTAGTTGTATTTTGGTTTACACCATTATTATCTCCAACAGTAAAACCATCGCTATCAAAACTTTTTACAGAAGCCGTTTCTGTACTTTCGGCAGAACTACTGGAAGATAATAATTCTTTTGTTGCTCCACGAACAGCATCAAATAAAACATTATGTTTTGCAGCACTTCTCGCTTTTGCCCATACCCAATCAGGCTTAAACCCAACACCTGTAATTGTCCTATCAGCCGCACCATTACCTGTCCAAAGCAAAGTATTAAAATGTTGATTAGGTAGCTTTATTGTTGGGTCGGGTAAGTTTGCTGAATTTAACTTTTCAAATCCTGTTGGTGCTGTATAGCTAAATGCTCTTTGTCCAAAATTAAAATTAAAAGTAGCTGCCATTGTTCTGACAGCAGGTGCTAATAATTCTGATCCACCAGTAAATGTCATTGCTTCATTTGATCCAGCAGAGGGATCTCCAGAATTAAAATAAGTCCCACCACTTCCAAACCAAATCTTTCCAGCATCAAGATCAATAGCTACTTGAATAACAGTCCCAGTTGAAGTTGTTGGTGGTGTTGTAGGATTATTTCCAGCTAAATCTACATAATCGCCATTGGTAGGTCTATAAACTATTCCACCGCCTGTTGTTGGGTTATCTGACGAACGTAAAGTGGTTCTTGTCCAACCAACTGCACACGATCCACTTCCAGATGTAAATTCGACTTCGTAATACCATTTACCTGATGATTGAGCAAAAGTTCCTTGTGTGTTTATATTGTATGTTGAACTTTGTGACCCCGATGCCTGTAAATTTCCATTTGAAAGTGTCGTTTGTCCATCTTTTTTAACTGAATTAAGAGTACAAAAATTATTAGTTGGTGTATCTTCTAAAGAATCATTACCAGCACCAGCAGCTACAGAAAAATTATTTGGTGTGAAGTTGTTGCCGTTACCGCTTGAATCTTTGCCAAGTGTTGTTGCAGTCGTTCCAGAATTGTCTGAAAAATTCAAATAAAATCCATTTGTTCCATAACTTCCTGTATATTTTTTAGGATTCCATTGACCTGTTATTACGTCTGTTTCTGCAAAATATGATGGGTCATAAGCCTGTCCATCAATAAAATTAATTTCAGTTTTGTAGGTGCTTGAATTATCAGAAGTGTTCGCAAATTTACCAACAAAATGTTTGCCCTCACCATAAGTTGATCCTCCTAAACTATTTCCATTAATAACACTGTCTTGGTTTTGATCTGGGTTTGTTGAACTAGAAAAGCTAGTTTCTCTTGTTCCGTTAATATAAAGTCTCATACGGTCATCTGCCGTCGAATTTCCAGAATCCCATATAACAACAATGTGCATCCAAGCAGAATTGTCTCTAAATAATCTGGTTGTAATCTTTGTTCCTTTTTGTGCAGAATGCCAGTTTTGAAATCTTAATCTGTCACTATTCTCAAAATTAATGTGTGTATAAACATTATAACTACCTGACGAAAATATATTTTGATGTTGTCCGTTTACTGTCTTTTTAACCCATCCACTCCAAGTCCATTTATCTTCATTACCATCCCCTAAAGTGGCTTGTAAATACGCTCCATCACTTCTGTTAAACCTTAAACTACGTTCTACTGCGTATGCCTTCTTCCCTGCTAAAAAGAAAGAATTAGGACTGCCAAGACTGCTCATTAGCTAAAGTTTCCAATAAACTGTGCAGTTATATTTGTATTGGTTCGTGCGATCCATGCAATAACATCTACCTGGTTTGCACCTGTAGATAATGTAGGTGCTGTACCATCACTGAAATCCCAATACGATCCAAATGCTGCGGTTCTACTTCCTGTACCATCTTGAGTTATAAACAAAACACCACTCTGTCCAGCAGAAATATTTGAAGGGTTGGCAAAGGTTGTATTACCAGTAAGTGTTGTAGAAAAATTATTACCAGTTCTAAAATCTAATGTAATTGTAGATGCGTAAGAGACAGCAGTTATCTCTCCAATAGTTCCTTTTGTGGTTACTCTGCCGTTACCAGAACCACCACCATTATCAAAAACAAGCGTATTTAAAGTGCTTGTCTCGTGTGCAACATTAGTGACTTTTAGTGTACTCATGGCTTGGGATTAGCGTCTTTTACAGCTTTGATATGTGTAGCCCACGTTCCAGTAGTATCTAATTTTCCAGCAACTAAATCTGCGTAGATCATGTCTAATTGATTACCGATTGTGTCATACGTTTTGGAGCCATCAGTTGTTCTATCAGTTTTATACTTGATAGCAGCAGCAGCCGTATTAAGTTCAGTTCTTGCAGTGTCTATTTTACTTTGCTCAAGAGTTACAGACTTACCATCTTTGTCAAACGCTCCAGCAGAGTCATCTATAGAAACAACAGTTCCAGCGTATGCTTTGTAAATCGCTTCGTGATCTAAGGCCATAATAGTTTTTCCTTTAATTATAGAAGATAGCCATTACGCTGCTACCTCCATAATTGTAATTCCAGATGCCGTTCCAATAGAAGGATCATTGTGACTTGTTCTTCCGAGATATAAAGTTGTAGAACTTTCAGCACAACCATAAACTTTGATTGTATGCGAACTTGTATCGTTTGCACCATCATAAAGAAATGTCTTGCTGAGATTACGAATAGAATATGTCTCTTCAGTAGTCCCTGCTAAATGTGTGTAGTCGTACATAAAAAAATTATCAGCAGTACCTTGTGTAGAATTTGCGGCAGTTATTTCTGATGAATCCTCAAAAAGTTGAAATCTAGCTGTAGAACGACCATTTTTACCATAAGCAACATCAACTATTATCAATAATTTATTAGAAGCAGAAGTTTTTGTTATTGTTGCATTTAATCCTGTTATTTCTACTGGTGTGCTACTAGCAGTACTAAAAGAATCTTTTTTATAAGTTTGAACAACTTGAAGAATTTTACCACCAGTATCAGCACCAAAACTTAAATTACCCGAACCATCTGTTTTTAATACCTGACCTGATGTACCATCAGCATTTGGTAATTTAAATGCTACGTCTGCCGATGTTGGTGCGGATGATGGAGAGTTGAGTGAAACAACATTACCGCCTGAGTGTTTGAGTGAAATCTTAGACATTACGCTGCTACCTCCATAACTGTGATCGAAGAACTCAAACTAAAAGTGGTATCTAGAACTCTTCTATTAACCACAAAAGGATATACTGAACCATTTTCTGTTAAACCTTGTACTTTATAAGTATGAGAATTTGTATCGCCAAGAGTATCTAAAAAAGTTATACAATAAGTTGCACCAGCAGCAGTAGAGTTATGTCTTACAAGTCCAAAACCTCGATAGACCTCACCTGAGCCTCCTGTTCCAGCAGCAATAGTTGTTGAATCTCTTACAAGTCTTACTACAGCCGTATCCTGACAAGCAGCGTTAACATCGACTGATACAAGAACTTTATTTGATGAAGACGTTGGTGTTATATTAAGGCTTAAACCTGTAATATCAACAAAACTTTGACTGTTTGTCGTAAATTGATCTACTTTTATTGCATTTTTTACTTGAAGAATTTTACCACCAACACCACTTGCTAATGTATCAGCATCAACAATTCCATCAGGCAAACCTCCTACTGAGATTCCTGTAACTGTTCCTGATCCGTTGATTGCTATTGGCATAACTATAAGATAACAAGGATTGCACCAGAAGGCACAGTTATTGTAACTCCTGAGTTAATTGTAGGACTAACAGTATGTGCATTTTTATTAGCAGTTAAACTGTAAGAAGTTGTTGCAGTTTGATCCGATTCAAAAAATACTTCATCCGTTCCTCCTCCTGTAGCTCCAGCACCTCCTCCAATCGCACCCCAAGCTCCATTGTTATAACCTTCAAACTGATTTAATGTTGCGTTATGTCTAAACATACCAACAGCAGGGCTGCCATCTCTCTGAGCAGTAGTACCAGAAGGTATTGTCAGACTAGATGTATAGTTATGAGTTACCTTTCCTGTAAATGTTCCTCCAGTTAAAGGTGCTAATCCAAAGTTTGTTGTAGCTACTGGACCAACAGTTACATATCCGTTATTAGCAGCATTTCTTATCTTTAAATTTCCATCGGATGTATCAACGTGCCATTGAAATGCAAAATTAGTTGTTAATGCACCAGACTTACTATTATTTGACGCAATAGCCTGTAACACATTATTGATGTCTGCTCTTACGGCAGCACCCGTTCCATTATCAATTACAAAATCGTGTTCTGCCATTTAAACAATTAACATTGAGTTCATTCTACCCTCCTTTACCAAATCCGACAGCCTGATAAGTGAAATTCCTATCAATCGAAGCATTTGATGAATTTTTAAAGTGGACAGTAAAACCTGTAGCACTTACACTTGACACTTCAAAATAATCGCCTGATGCCATATTCTGTGCATTAATCCCAACAGAAGGTAAATTGGAATTTGCTCCAAGAATAGAAGAAGTACCAACAAAAAACGGATGAGTGAAAGTAATAGCCTTTGCACCTGCTCCGCTTGCTGTTACATTACCTTGTTCTGTTCTTCTCTGTAAAGATGCTGTATAACCTAACTGCGAGACTTTTATATCTTGTGCCGTATCCTTACTTGTCAAATTAACTTTAAATTTAAAACCTCTTCCTTTATATGTTCCGTTGGCAAAAGTTTGAAACGCAGTGTAAGTCGGAGAACCAGAGCCAGGATTATCTTGTGTGACTGCAACTTGCATTTCTGCATTAACATCAAGTGCCACAGTTCCATCAAAGTCTGTAATACTATCAATCAAACCTCTGGAATCAAAAAGATCAGAAGGGAAAAATGCTTCAGTTAAAAAATGTCGTTTAAAATCTATACTAAATACTGAACCCAAGTCTAAGAAAGAAGTACCAGCAGATCCCCCAAATTCATAAGTACCAGAACTTGATATTCCTCCAGTATCATCAATAGATCCCTCATTATCAAAGTTGCTAATAGCATCAAATAATCCAGTACCAGCTAAATTCAAACTGTTTGTGGTTGCATCAAAAGAAACATTTGTTTTTGTTCCTTGAAACTTTGGACTGTCTTGATCTTCTCTTCGTATCAAAGCGATCAAAGGTGCTAAATTATCAGGTAAGTCAAGAATTACACTTGTCTCTCCAGAGCAAAATCTACCCCCATCATCTTGGAATTTTAAAATATATTCGCCTTCAAGATATGGCACTTCCGCAGTTGTTGTATTACCAGCTAATGCTTGAATTAAATCAGTGCTGTTAGCAAAAGTTCCACTTCCATCTGTTTTTGTAGAGTGTCTTACATAAACACGACCACCATGAATAACGTCAACATCGGTAGATAAATTCCAACGTAATCTCACTAATTTAGAACTAATTGGTTCTGCCGTTAAACCACTTACATTTGCTGGTAATGCAGTCTTACCTTGAGCAACAAAAGTTAAATTTGCAGAAGTCGCACTTGTTTGTAATGCTGCGTTATAACTAAACACTTGAAACTCATACGTTCCAACATCGCTGTCAAATATCTCGAAGTCAGGTGCAGATACAGTTTGAGAGATAAAGTTACCATTATTGAATCTATAGTTAACCTGATACTGCGTAACACCGACAATAGGCTGCCAACTAAGAATTAGTTTTGCAACTGCCTGATTATTGATAACAACAACTTTTTCTTCAGCTTGCAAAGCTGATGGAGGATTTTTCGGGAGATTTAATATTGATACAGTTCTTGCTGGCAAACTTGCACCATCTTCAATAAACGCATATTTAGCATTTACATAAGACAAAGCAGTAATCGCATAATTGATACCATCAGATTCTTCTACTGTTATTACTCTGAATTTTTGAGCTTTAACTGTGTCATTCTGTAAAAGCCATCCTGAATTAACATTTGGTGCTTGAGAAAAAGCACTATCAACTGTAATTACTGCACCAGAAATAGATTGAACACCTTTTGTCTCCATCGTTCCATTAGGGAGAATAACACTAAGAGTTGGATTATTTGTTGTTGCTAAATCAGTTGCAGCAGTATCATCTACAGTTATCTGGGTTGTTGTTGCAGCACTTATTCTTCCTCCTCTTCTAACACCAGAACGAACAGGGTCAGCTATTTCAATCACAGCACCAGGTCTTACAACAGCACCTGAATCTATAGAGGTTGCAAATGCAACTATTTCACTTTCATTTTGTTCTGCAAATAAAATAGCTTTTGCCAATCTTCTTGCCTGACCTCTTGATGTACACGCAAATCCTTTTACCTGTTTAATAATTACCCCAAACTTAGCTATCGAAGCAGTATCTTCATAAACCTCATAATCTATCTCTCTACTATCCATGTTGAAGTAAGAAACAGAAATGACTGTATTTCTTGTTTTTAATCCACTTCCTGAATAATTAAATCCTTCTGGAGTAACATTAGCTAAATTAAATAAATAGCTTGCATCTTTTGGACTGTCTTGTGCAAGAAGGATACTACCAGCAGACCATATTGGCATACACCTCATAACACCTGCCAATTCATTTATCAAATCAAATGCTTCACTTGATGATTGAATATTTACGTTACAACTAAATCTAGCTTCTTGTCCTCCTAATCCATCTGATACCAATGTATTTGCAAACTTACTTGCAGTAACAAAAGAAAATAAATCAAGAGAACTTTCTGTTATATGATTTCCAAATCCATAGCGTGTGTCTAAAAGTAAATCTAATAAGACCATTGCAGGGCATGAGCACCATTGAGCAGCACCCATAACACCATTGAAAATGTAACCAGTTGGATAAACAATACGACCAGTATTAGCATCAACAGTTGGAGTGCCAGATCCACTAGCACCTGCACCAGGAATCCTTACTTTTATTCCTCTGATACGATATTTTCTGGTAGGAATTGATTGGAATTGCATAGAATCCAACCTGAGAGAAGCATAAGCACTATTGGAATAGGTATTGGAATCATCAATTATTTCTCCAATACTTGTCCATGTGAAAGCATCTATAAGACTTGAAGTTGCACTATCAGCAGTGACCCTTGTAACTCTTATATCAACAGGAAAAGCACCTGTAAGATTTACTCTGTAATCTCTTTGGTAAGCATCAGCACTTCGACCTGTGATAGTGTCATCAATAACATCAGTAAAACCACCAGAATTGTATTGCACTGATATTTTTAATTGAACTGATGTACCAAGTAAATCTCCTTGATCTGTTGCTCTTTGTAGTTGAGGAAAAGTAATTGTTACATTTGCTGCATCAACATTTGAATTTGTTATCTGCCTGGTAACAGGAGAAGATTGAGTAACAGTTACGCCTACTGCTGTAACAGAAGAACTACTTTCAATACCTTCAACTTTTGTCTGACCTGACGTACCAAAACGAGGATTAAATGTTACATCCTGAAAGTTAAAATCAGTCGTGGCTGGATTAGTTGAATCAGCCGTTGATTTTAAAACAGGAGTATCATTTAGGAATACATCTTTTAGTGCAGCATTATTATATGCAGCAGTTCCCTGCGTTCTACCTTCTTTTGAAGCAGAAGCAAAACCTTCAATCTCTCCTTCAGAAATAAGATCAAGAAAAGTGGCAAACTGCCTACTGTGTAAAGTATCAGGTGCTCTAGTTGGTTGAGGTGGAGTAGGAGGAGAAGGAGGACCACCAGCACCTCTGATAATCTTTTTAGTCATGCTTGTACCTGCTGAGTGTCAATCGCACCACTTATAACAACTGATCCTGTAACTATCTCTCCATAAACTATTGGAACGGGAGTTCCTGCCCGTGATGTGTTTTGAGTTCCAGAAAAACTATAAGATAATTGTGGGTCTTGTTCTGAATTGAACTCTTTAGGTTTAGGAACAGGAAATAACATTTCACTTACCCCAGATAGTACAAGTGAAGCTCCAACAGCACTTGTTAAAGTTCCGAGTCCTGTCATGAATGAACTTCCTGCCGTAAAACCAGTCATAGTAGTTCCTGCTGCGATTTTTCCAGAAGCACTAACAGTTCCAAACATACCTGCTCCAGGGAACAAGAAAGATGCTCCTATTAAAGCTGCTCCTAATAAAGTTCTTCCAGTACCTCCTCCTGCTCCCGTTATTACAGGAATAAAATGAATATTTTCTTGACCAATAGGATAGTTAATCTCTTCTGTTGTAATATCATAATTACCAATTTTTACCTGATAATATCTAGGGTTCATATATTTTTCTACTTGTGGGAAATTATTAACAAGGAAACTTACTGCTTTTCCAAGACTATCTACTTGTATTTCAAATTCTTTATGGCCTGTAAATTCAGCAAGCTCGCCATATAACTTTAACTTACGCAACATAACGATACCTCCCTCCTGTGCATTTTAATAACCATTGAGAATAAGGCTCTCTACAAGATAGTCTATCGGTTAAATGATGTAAAACATCTCCATCTAAGAAAATAGCTACATGATTTAAACCAGGAGATCCAATAGACATTAATAACGCATCGCCATTCATTGTCTGTTCATCTGGTCTTAATTCTCTAAATCCAGTTCTCCATGCACAAGTTTCAAATAATGGATTCAAAATAAACTCTTCTGGGGTTGTAGGTCTATCCCAATCTTTAAGTTCAATACCTTTTTCTTCTTTATACCAATCTTTCACTAAAGACCAACAATCAGTAACACCCCAAACCCACGGACGGCCAAGTAAAGGTGGTTTGTATCCACAGGGTTCACAATATCCCCAAGTCTCTGTTTTTGGATTAACAATATGCCAAGGAAGTTTACTTTGCTCGCAACTAATCTGATCTGCCTGACTAGCAACAGGAGGTGTTACGGGATGACTATGAACAATAGCTGTAATTTCTCCAGTATTATCAGCTTTTACATAATCTTCTGGATCAAGAATAAAACATTGATGATCTGTCATGGCAAGATTACGACAAGGATAGTATCTTTCTTTTCCTCTAACATTTAATAAAAGACCACAAGACTCTTTAGGATCTTGGTCTTTCGCATGAGCAAGTGCTTCTTCTTTCCAATTCATGCTATAAACGTACCAATCGAAGGGAACTCCGTTCTAGTGCATTGTCTTTTAGGTGCTCTTATTCCAGCAAGATCAAAAACTGCTGCTAATTCAAATTGAACTACTTCTCTGTTTTCTGCTGATTTTCTATCAATCTTGTATATCTCTTGAGGAAACTCTGCGGTAGGATCTGGTGTTCCAAGCGGATTTGTATTTCCAGGAAAGTTAATAGAATCCAAATATCTAGCTAAAGTTCTAATTCTTGTTACTGTAGCTCCTGTTAAATCATTACCAACAGTTACAGAGTTTACGTTTAACAAGATAGCAGTAATTGTTCCAAGAGCATTACTAACAGTAAGAGTAGGTCTGGGAAGTTGTCCTTTCTGAAAAGCAAAACCCTCTGCCTGTATTGGCATTCTTATATAAGTATTACCAGCCCAGATAATATCTCCATTACTTAGTGCATTTGTTCCATTATGAAACCTATAAGTTGCGGCTGAACCATGTAATGCAGTTTCAGTTGTGATAGTAAATAATTCAATTATTGCTGAAGGATTGATCTTTTGTAGATCAGTAATAATCGGAGCAGTACTCATGGTTCAAATACTTCTCTAAATGTTGCCTGTATTGTAGCTCTATTATTATAGGGTATAGATTTTGACCAACCTTCGCAAACAAATTTTTGTGCAGCAGCCTCTCCTGGAGCAGTAAAATCAAAGCTATCACTATCATTTGCACGGGCATCAAGGAAGGTTTCTATAGTATCTGCATCTGTTTCGGAAACTTCAAAAGTAAAACTATAAACTTTAGGATTTTGATGTTCTGCAAGGCCAAACAAAATACGATGTTCAAATCCATCAGCAAAACGAATAGTTCTAGTTAACGGAGCAGAATTTTTTTGCTGTCCGTAAGTTGGTTTTATTGAAGGAAAAGTAGCCATTATGCAAGTAAACCTCCAGGTCGTTTTTGTTTTAATAATTCTGATTGTATCGCTACTGATAAAGCAGCACCAAGTTCTTTACCTCTTTGTTGATCTCCTTCAACAGAAGAACCAGAAGCATCTACATTGACCACAACACTTGTTGATCCTCCACCCATATCTGAATTAGGAATTATACGACCACCTGAGTTTGGTACAAACATTTCTGGGCCACGTTCTCCAACCATATAACTTTTACCAGTACTAACAGGACCACCATTTGCTCTTCTAAAAAAGCTTCCTATTCCTGGTAAACCTCCTAATGCCGAACTAACAGCAAATTGTATTAGTGATCTTTGAATTTGTGCAAATACACTTCGAGCAACATCTCCTAATGTTTTTGTTCCCTGTATTGCACCTTCGATAGCAGTAACAATTCCATTCTCAATACTTGAAGCAATATTATTATATAAATCCAAAGTTATTTGTAATTGATGATTTTCAATTTCTAATTTTTCATTGGTTTCCATCTGTTTTCTTACTTTCTTTTCTAAATCATTTAATGTTTTATCATCAAGATGACTATTATTTTCTTTAATAA